TTGACAGCGAAAAAGATTATTGGTTGGTTCGCAAGAACATGAAAGAACTCATTAAACAAGGTGAAGATGCCATTGATGGGATTCTAAATGTAGCAACGCAGGGCGATGCTCCAAGAGCATATGAAGTGGCTGCACAGATGATTAAAACTGTTGCTGATGTAAACAAAGACTTGATAGACTTACACAAGAAAGTAAAAGAAATCAATAAGGAAGAAATTAATATCAACAACACTACAAACCAATCAATCTATGTTGGTTCTACTAGTGATTTGCAAGACTTAATAAATCAAGAACGAAGTCGAACAAAAGCAATGACCGGCGATATTATTGATACAGAGATTGTAGATGGTAGTTAAACAAAAAGGTTATTTAGGAAACCAGAATCTAAAAGAGGCTGGTATCGATATTCAATTCACCGAAGAACAGGTGATTGAATATATGAAATGTGCCAAAGACCCTGTCTACTTTATTGAGAAGTATATCAAGGTTGTTTCATTGGACGAAGGTCTTGTTCCTTTTAAGTTGTATGACTTTCAAGAAGATATGGTGCAAACAGTGCATGACAACAGATTCACCATTGCAAAACTCCCTAGGCAGTCAGGTAAGTCCACTACGATGGTTGCATACATGCTACACTATATTATGTTTAATCAGAATATGAATGTTGCGATTCTTGCAAACAAACAGTCGGTTGCGAAAGATATTCTCAGTAGACTGCAACTCACATACGAATATTTGCCACTTTGGTTGCAACAGGGTATTGTAGAATGGAACAAAGCATCCATTAAACTTGAAAACGGTTCAAAGATTATTGCATCATCTACATCATCCAGTGCGATTCGTGGTGGTTCATACAACGCAATTTTACTTGATGAATTCGCACATGTTCCTACCAATATTGCTGAAGAATTCTTCAATTCTGTTTATCCGACAATTTCCGCGGGACAAGAAACCAAAGTGATTATGATTTCAACACCAAACGGTTTGAATATGTTCTATTACTATTGGAAGGGTGCAACAAAGAAACCAGGAGAATCAGGCAAGAACGATTACATTCCAATTGAAGTTCAGTGGGATGAAGTACCACAATATCCTGGTGGTCCATTACGAGATGAAAAATGGAAAGAAGAAACTATTGCCAACACAAGTGCAGAGCAATTCCAACAAGAATTCATTTGCGACTTCTTGGGTAGTCAAAACACTCTGATTTCTTCTGCAAAACTTCGCACGATGAATTGGGAAACACCGAAAAGCAAAGATGCTGATGGATTGTGGATTTACGAAGAACCCAAAGAAGACAGGGACTATTTCATCACAGTGGATACTGCAAGAGGGCAAGGAAAAGATTATAGTGCATTTGTTGTGGTGGATACGACTGAGATGCCATATAGACTAGTGGCACGATATAGGAACAATACCGTATCCCCTATGGTTTATCCCACCGTCATTCGTGCGGTTGCAACAAAATACAACACCGCTGGAGTTTTAATTGAAATTAACGACATTGGTGGACAAGTTGCAGACATTTTACATCAAGATTTGGAATATGAAAATGTATTGATGACCACATATAAAGGTCGTGCAGGGCAAGTGATGAATGCTGGATTTGGCGGTAGGTCAAAATCGCAATTGGGTGTACGGACCACTGTTCCTGTGAAGAAACTTGGATGTTCATTACTGAAAAGTCTAATAGAAGAAGACAAATTTATCATAGAAGATATGGACATCATTAACGAACTGATTACATTTATTGCAAAAAAGAATTCATTTGAAGCAGACGATGGACACACAGATGACTTGGTGATGGCATTGGTATTATTTGCATGGATGACTAGACAAGAATATTTTAAATCATTGACAGATTCTGATGTACGAACGCAAATATATGAAGAACAAATTAGAGAAATCGAGGATGATTTAATGCCATTTGGGTTTATAGTAGATGAAGCAGAAGAGGGGGAATGGGACGGAGATGATAGGTGGTTTAATGTTTGAAATATTTAAAATTATACATAATTAGAAATAAAAGCAAAATCTAGAATTATATTTTGTGATTTAAATGAAACAAATTTGTTTATAAAACTAAAGGAATGATATCAACATGGCCAGACCAAACATAACAGTACTAGTAGATGATCAGAGTTTTGTTATACCCTTTACCGAAAGTGGTTCTTTAACAAGAGCGGGTATGATATCTCACCAGGGTCTTCTTCACGCAATGGGGACTACAGCAGAATATAAAACAGGACTCATGCAGATTAATTCTGTGGGTGAGTGGTTGGGGAGATTGAACAGCACGGAAACACTTGTTGCTTTTAATGGAACTACACTTCCATACTCAAACGATGACCAAGCAGACTCTACTAGAGTAAGTAAAATCACCGAATTGCCATTTTGGCATGAGACAGGAATAACCGGGTATAGTGGGGGCATATTAGCAACAGCGGGTAATGTGTTTGCTGGTGGTACATATGGACGATGGCCATTGGGGCCTACAGGTACATGGAAAAATGAATGGTGGTCAGCACACAACTATCTACAATATGGTGGTGTGTTGGTTGTTGGTGCTACAGGTTCAATTGAATATACTACAATGACTAGTTCATCAAACCCACTGACAGATAAGCAAGTTCCACTTGATTTGGTGTTTGCAAATACTGGTGATTCTGACCCAATTGGATATGCTAGTGATTTAGCATCAACAAGACAAGATTGTATTGCAATCTTGCCTGCCGGTGGAACAGTATCTGCGAGTTCACTTCCTAATGGATATAATGCAGATGAATTTAATGTTGTAGCACACGGTTGGAAAAAGCACTTAGATATCAGCAGAGGCATCAGAGAAGATGCACTTGACGACCTCATTACAACATCATGTGCGGCAGATGTCGCAGGATGTATAGCAAGAACAGACTCTATTCAGGATCCGTGGTGGTCACCTGCTGGATTTAAACGGGGTCAAATTCTTGGTGTCGTTAGAATGCACGAAAATCCATCCGATGGACAAATGGACACAATGTACGATAGTAAAATTAACCCAATTGTTACATTCCCAGGAGAAGGAACAGTTCTCTTTGGAGATAAGACACTTGCTACCTCAAGTAGTACACTAAGTCGTATTAATGTTTCACGACTATTCATCTTCCTCAAGAAGACAGTTGGTGCGGCCGCAAGAGATAAACTCTTTGAATTGAATGATTATGAAACTAGATTATCATTTGTGAATGCAGTATCTCCGTTAATGCAGACTGTTAAATCGAGAAGGGGCATATACGACTTTAGAGTAGTATGTGATGAAAGCAATAATACACCAGATATTATTGATTCAAATCAATTCGTTGCTGACATATTTGTTAAACCTGCAAAATCTATTAACTTCATTAGAATCAGATTTACTAACAAAAATACTGCGGATGATTTAGAATAAATTTAGAAACGTCACATAGATAGTATAGGAAAAGAATAAAAGGAATAGAAATATGGCAAAAGAAGAAGTAATGAATGTCGGAGAATTTAAATCAAATTTTGACGGCGGAAGTCGTTCAAATAGGTTTTTAATACAAGGCGATATCGGCGGAAACGGCGATGTTAATAGCATTGTTGTAAAAGCAGGTTCTGTTCCAGCAGTTACGTTGGGTATATTGAGAGTTCCTTTTAGGGGCCGTGTGGTGAAAATACCCGGAGACAGAACATATGAAGAATGGACATTTACAGTGATGGACGGATTCACTCCCGGCTCAGGCAAGCCTGCAACTGAAATGCATTCCAAATTTCTTTTTTGGAACGCAGAATTTAATGAGCATGAAGCAAATGTACCAGGTCCAAACTTTGGGAAAGGTGAAGTCGTAGATTTAAATTCTGCTACATTATTCGCTGATTGGTCTGTGGTTATGTTGGGTCTAGACGGGTCTGAAGGAAGAAAGATTACTCTACACAAATGTTGGCCTGTGGTTGTTAGTGAAATTGCACTCTCTTATGACAATGCCGATACGATTTCAGAATATACTGTAACTATGGCATATGATTACATATCTGGGGATGGGATTAATACATCACCCACTCCCGGTTGATGGATAATGATATTATATGAACAGGGATTTAAATGTAAAAATTAAATTAGTGAAATAGGAATTATATTATGGCAATAGATATTTTTGGATTTTCTATAGGTAAGAAAAACCCAACGGATCCGATTGATCAACAAATAGAAAAAACGAATCAAAAGTCCTTTGTAGCGCCAGATAGTTACGATGGAACATATACAATAGAATCCGGCGGGGTCTTCGGAACGATGATGGACTTCACGGGTTCTGTTCGTGATGAAAATCAATTAATCGGACAATTCCGAAACATGGCATTATTTCCAGAAGTGGACCAGGCCATTGAAGATATTGTAAACGAATCTATTGTTATGGATTCTGATAAGAAACCCATCAAGTTAGATTTGGAAAATGTAGACTTATCTGAAAATATTAAAAATAAAATATATTCAGAATATGATAATATCCTAAGACTCTTAAAATTTCATAATCATGCATATGACATTTTCCGAAGATGGTATGTGGACAGTAAACTATACTTTCATATTATTATCGATACGGAAACTCCCCAAAAAGGCATAAAAGAATTAAGAGCAATTAATCCAACAAATATCAAGAAAATTCAAAAGGTTAAAAAAGAACAAACTCATATTGGAACAAATAGAGTTCCATTCGTAAAGAATATTGAAGAGTTTTTCATTTACACAGATACATCAAAGAATTCGTTGAATCCAACACCTTCATCTGGCATAAAAATTGCACCAGATTCTATTTGTTATATACATTCTGGTGTTGTAGATTCGGGCAGTAAAAGAGTTGTCGGATACTTACAAAAAGTAATTAGACCACTTAATATGCTTCGCCAAATTGAAGATGCAGTAGTAATCTATCGTATCTCTCGCGCACCAGAACGTAGGGTATTCTATGTTGATGTTGGTAACTTACCAAAACAAAAAGCAGAACAATATATCAAAGGTCTAATGAATCGATATAGAAATAAAGTTACATATGATGCAACCACTGGTCAAGTTACGGATGGTAGAGACCATCTTCATATGCTTGAAGATTTTTGGCTACCAAGACGAGAGGGTGGGCGAGGAACAGAGATTACAACACTAGATGGTGGACAAAATCTTGGAGAAATGGAAGATGTAGATTATCTATTGAAGAAAGTTTATCGCTCTTTGAATGTTCCTATTAGTCGGATGGAAGCAGAAAATGGATTCAATATGGGCCGTTCTGCGGAAATCACAAGAGACGAAGTGAAATTCCAAAAGTTTATAGACAAAATACGAATGAGATTCAGTTCGATGTTTCTTCAACTATTGCGAACCCAGTTACTCCTCAAGGGTATTATGTCCGAAGATGATTGGAAGACAATCGAACCAGACATTTACTTTGAATATAATAGAGATTCATATTTCTCAGAATTAAAAGAATCTGAAATAATGAGAGATAGGTTGGAGTTGTTAAGTCAAGCGGATGAATACATAGGAAAGTATTATTCTGTAGATTGGGTTAGAAAAAACATTCTACACCAAACAGAGGATGAAATGACATCTATAGATGCTCAAATGCAGAAAGAGTTAGAAGAACAGCCACCACAAGAGGAAGGACAAGAAGATGAGCAATATTGACCACATGTTAGCATCAATTATTAATAAAGATAAAGAAGCATTTTCTTCTGCATTTGCGGATGAAATGAGAGAAAGATTGGCCACATCTATCATAGATAAAAACTTAAACATTTCTCAAGATTTGTTGACTGATGAAGAAGAAATGGACAGCGAAGAACAAGATGCAGTATTAGAATCAGTCGGATTGAATGAAGCACCCACATATGATGTTAATGTTCACAAGTATGAAGTAGACCATCCAGATGATGCAAAGAGGTTACCTAAAAAGATGAAGGTAAAAGTTCCTAAAGATGTTCATCGTGATGGAAAGGAACACATAGAAGATTATATTAGCAACCATATTAGTGACACTACAGGATTTTTACATCACGGATTTAGTTATGATAAAGTCAAGAAAGAATCAGTCGAATTGGATGAAGCACTTCGCCGTCCTCCAAGACCAAGTTGGGACGAAATCGCGACAAGGGTGGCCAAGAGGAGTGCGAAAGAAAAACCAGAATCAGATGAAAGTAAACAGAAACGATGGGACAAAGCGGGATTGAATCTTCATAACATTTCAGACACAAGCCCAAACTATGTCCACCGTAACAATCTAAAATTTGACCCCAATACAGGGAAACTTGAAGAAAGTGGAGTTGTGAAAAAAGGAAAACCAATTCCGATGGATTTACTATATCCTAAAGACCACCCACGCGCCGGTGAAATTATTGGTGGTAAAAAGAAGGCCAAAGAAGAATCAGAGAAGAACATGGAGAACTTAAAAGACCATGTTGAACCCCTAGAAGAACTTAGAGGTGCAAAATTCTTCCCATCTGGTTATACCTTCAAAACAACAAAAGATGCCAAAGAATTTGCGGTTGCACTGAAGCATATGGGGGTAAAGAAGAATAATATATCCATAAAAGGAAAAACTATCTCTGTGAATTTGGTTGGAGGAAGACATCACGACACATTAGTAATGATAAAGAATCTAGCAAAAGACATGAAAGCATCTATAAACGAAGGTAATGTTATTGGTGCAATTAGAGAAGCACACCTGTCAGAAAATGGGGTAATATACACCCTCAAAGATGCAGAAAATATACATATATTGCCAGAAGACGCAGAAAGTATCATTCAAATTCACGATAAGTTGAATGGCGACAATCAGACCGTTTTAAGAGATATGCTCTCAGAAACAGAAGAAAGTTATTATAAAGTGTTAAACTTTTGTAACAAAAAAACATAGTAAGGAATAATAAATGCTTGCGGAAAAAATAATTGAAAATATATTAAACGGAGAAATGTCTGAAGCAGTTAATCAGACAGAATTTATTTTATATGAAAAAATGCATGAACGACTTTCTGAGATGAAAGAATATATCGCAATGAATCTTTACAATGAAGGCGAAGACAAGAAACCAGACAAGGAAAGTGGTGCATATAAGAAATTTTTCCGTCTAGCATTAAAGAAATTTGGCGTAGATGATGTATCTAAACTTAGTGATGAAGAAAAACCAAAATTCTACAACTACCTAGACAACAACTGGGAATCTGATGCAGAAGAAGCAACAGGTAAAGAAGACCCAACTGCTGAAGAAGAAGATGCAGTTGCCGCAGAAAAAGAAGCAAATAAAAAGAAAATGGTTCGCGACAATAAAGACGAGGACGATGATTTAGATGAATCAGCTGAGGCAAGAAAAGCAGAAACTCGTAA